CTGATCCATGATATACTGTTTCTGCTCCAACAGCTTCAGCGTATGAACAGGCAATAGATAACATCATCATATTTCTAAAAGGTACATAATTAACAGTTTGTGCATCTCCTAAAACGTCTTTTGCGTGAGCGACTTTAATATTGTTGTTTGTTAAAGAGGAAGTATTAGCAATTTTTTTGAAAAATTGTATATCTAATATTTTATGTTGCTCAATATTATCATAATTAATTAATTGGAAGCCGGCGAATTGGATTTCTTTGCGATGTTTTTGACCGTAATCAAAAGTTATTGCATATATATCATCATGCTGAGCTGATACCATGCTTAATATTACAGCACTGTCTAATCCTCCTGAAACTGGTATAACTGCTTTACTCATTTATTTGTAACTTAATAGTTTTAGGTTGTAATTTTTTATATTGCTCATCCCATAAGTACTGGTATTTACCGCAATCTCTTGTCGTATGATAAGGTTTTATATGTTCATTATAATGTAAAATATAATCCTCGTGTTGTTCCATTAAATGACTATCCCGGCGATGATAAACATTAAATCTTGGCTCGAGATCTATATAATTTCCCTGGCAATATTCATTTATTATCCATTGATCATGCTTGTCGTCATTTTTCTTATGTAACTCTAAGCATGTTTGAGTAAATTTATTTTTTCGGAGCACCTCTAAATTCATCATTATAATTCCGCAGTTTCCTGACAGTTTTTTATTTTTATATTGCATAATGCTTATATTATCTACTACTTTATCTGAGGGACATGGTTTCAATGCAATACCGATATCTTTTGTATCCATTTTGTAAATTTCTATTAAATCTAAATTTACAATTATATCAATATCTAAGTATAAAATTTTATCTTCATTAATAAGTTCCGGCATAAACAATCTTAACATTGTTGCTTCAGAGACATGATCTAATCCCGTATACTCACGACTCCATTTTTTAAAATACTCTTGAAATGAGAAATTATCAAAGTGTGAAATCCATTTATTTAAATTATCTATTTTGTTTTTATTTTGTATATTATGAATAAGATGAACCGCGATTTCATGTTTTTTGTTTTTGTTTACAATTGAATTTATTACAACTGGTATAAATTCAATTAATTTCTTATCACTACAAAAACAGATATTTATTTTACTCATCTTGTTGGTCTAATATAGCAGTTTCATCTAATGATTTACCATATCGGTATTTTTCATTTATAGATGATTCTATATTAGGTAAGATAGAATTCCACAGTTTTTCATCGTTGCGCCAATTTTTATAATATCCTAGTTTTTTATCTCCCATGCTATATGTAGAACCGTTTTGTTGAATAATGCCATGAGCAACGGCTACCTCTTTTAAACCAGAATATTTTTCTAACCCGGTTTTAAAATTTAAATATGCTTCTGCTTGTAAAAACGCTGGTATGAATCTATTTTTTATAGTAAGCATTCGAAGAGTAACTCCTGAGTAATTTCTACTTTCTGTTAATGCTTCGTCGCTGTCATTTGAAGCATCAGTTCTTTCTTTCTTCGCTGCCATTTGGACTAATAAGGAGGCCATGTACATAGGACCCGAACCACCAGCTTGTTGCTTGACTAAGGTAGGATGGAGTGCACCAGGATCAGCATATGTGTGATTACTACATATAATAGTCGTACCAGTTACGGCAGCTTTAAATGTAATAATGCGCATCATGGATTTAAGCTGCTTAGCTCGGAGCCCCATGTCCATGGCTCCTTTATTAGCCTCAGCATCAGCAATTTCTTTTGATGATGCTAAATTTCCAAGAGAATCAATCGATATAATAAATTTTCCGTGAAGTTCTGGTTCTTCTTCAACCCCGTCTAAGAATGCAACGAGTTGATTACGACAGTTTTCAACAGTATCAACCGGAACATATTTTACATTTGAAACGTCAAGACCTACGTTTTCAGCTCCTTCTTTTTCAATAGCAATTTCAGTATCAAATATTACAGGAACCATTCCTTTTTCTTGAGCTTTAGCAAGAATTTTATTTAAAATAAAAGTTTTACCACATTGAGGCTCTCCAGCAAAAATTGTTATTCTTCCTTTTGGTACACCGCCATATAGTGAACCGGATAAAATTGAATTTAATACTAAGCATCCGGTATCGATCCACTCAGTTACATTACTTAGCGTATTTTCTTCTAGAGTAGTTGCGTTTCTATTAAGCTTCTGTAATTTAGCAAATGCTTTATCAACAAGAGTCTTATCGTACGCCTTTTCAGCATATTTTGACATATTAGTCTTCGAATAATGTTACTTCAGGAATATTTTCTTCTAAGACTTCTACAGGAGGTTCTGGGTTTGGTTCTGAAACTACATTAACATTAATCTTACCAGTGTAATGCTCTAAGATTTTATCAGAAATGGTAACCTCAAGCTCGGTATACTGATCATTAGTATAGTTAAAAATAGCAGGCTTGCCAGAAGAAAATTCAGTAAAGAATAGAGGCATAACATCTACTTTCATGTTTGACGCGTCATTGGGCGTTACCATGATCATTGCGGGAGATTTTACTCGCATATTTGATTCCGTCTTTTCAATTAATTCTCCGAAGCAAGTCCTACCAATGCTGTCAATATATGTGATAATATCCATATAAGTATTATATTAACTATATTTTAATTTGCAAGGTCAACTTTAAAGAAATCAAATAAATCTAAATTTACAGCTTGACCTGGTTTAAATGTCTTCCAGTCCACGTTTTCATAGAAGCGATCAATAACGCTATAAACAATTTTGTCGAACATTTTTTCGTAGTCTACTTTAAAATCTTTTTCAAATTCTACTGGTAAGTTATATTTAAAACCCAGCGAGTTTAAACCAAACTTATTGGGCATAGTATAAAAATAACGTATTTTATCACCAGAGCTAATATTTTCATGTTTACTGGAAATATTATAATATTTTAAAAGGTTATTATAGTATATAGAAGACTTAACATGAATTGGAGTTCCTTTTTTTACTTTCCAATCTTTTGCGTAAATACTGTATTTTTCGTAATCTCTTACTCCCATGACAAATGCAATGTCTTTTATGGGTAATGACTTAAAAATTTCATATGTCTCTTCAAAAATTTCATTTGTAGATTTTTGATTTTCAGTCATGATCATGTGTTCTATGATTTTTTTAACATATGGTTTGATTGCATTAGGCATTGTAGTTCTAACTACCTCAACACCAGTATATTTGAATTTATTACATACAATTCCTTCGTCGTCTAATTTATGTAGTACGTATCGTTTTTTTTGTAAAAATACTCCCTTATCACAAATTGACTCTCTTTTAAAGATAAACCTAGGATCATTAGTTAGTAGTGTTTCTTTTGCCCATTTCTTAATATGCACGTTTAAATCGTCTTCTATATCTTGAACAAGATTATATACCTCTTCGTTAATATTATTGTCCTTATGCAAGGATACCCCTATATGATCTAGTAAAGGAGTAATAGTACAATATAAGCTATCTGTATCGTTATATATGATTGGGTCGTTTTTTTCGAGGTTTTTATCGGTTAATCCGGTTTTCTTTTTAATATAATTTCTTAAAATAATATTACTCTGTTTTATGACATCTCTCCCAGTTAATGTAATTGATCTTGCGATATCGCCATCAGCCATCGCCGAGTTTTTGTTACCAAAATACCCATAAATACGGTTGATAAGGATTTTTAACGTAAATTGCCCAATCCAAAATTGATCGATATTATATTGTGTGTCTGTAATTTCTTTCTCCAGTTTAATCTTATTGTCTTTATTTTTTTCTTTTTTAAGCTTAAGACATAATTGGTGTTTTCTTTCACGAGCCATGGTCCATTGCTTCTTTTTCTTTGATCTTATTTTATAGAAGTGTTCTGTAATGCGTGGAAAAATTCCTTTGACTTTTTGTGAAAAAAGCTTTTTTGCTCTTGTGACTGCTATTTCATTTTTAGTACACCACGTGTTAAAATCCCCGTAAGACATCTCAATATCTTTGTTATTTACTGTCTTTATATATACTTTACCGTTATCAGTACCAATAATGCTTCCTACTTTAGTTTCCGGGCTTAAGTTAAGAGTTATCATGACACTAGGGTATAGGGAATTAGCATCAAATGATATAATATTCTTCTGAAACCCACGTTTTGGTTCACTTACATATGCACCTTCGTATTTCCCAGTACGGTCGTCATCTTTTATAAAAGTTGGAATAACACGAGGTGGGTTTGATTTTCTTGCTTCAACAATCGCACGACCGTTAACTGTACTAATAGTACCGAGAGCAGCGTTAAATGGTGTTAACCCTATGTATGACAGCATTCTTGCTAGATCCATATACATAAGCTTAGCTTCAAGCTTTACTAACAGTCTCACATCTTGGATGTTATAGTCTACAAATTTGTCCCAGTTATCAATAGACAGTACCGCAAGGTTAGTTTCTCCTATATCTACCTTGTTCTCTCCTAGTTCTATGTGAGCTATGTTATCTAGCTTATAACTGTCTCTCATGCCCAGACTGAAGGTTTTATACACATCGAGATAATCTAACATTGTTACACCTTCGACCACATATTTCGATGTTTGCTTACCAAAATTACCACGATACACTCGTTGATAAATTGGCTTCATAATTTCATCATGAACAGGCGAAAACCGGCGCGTAGTATCTTCTCCTAGTACATTTCTAACTCGATTAATTACATACGGAATATCAAAAACCTCACTAGCCCACCCAGATAAAATATCAGGACGAACCTCACAATAAAAGTCTAAAAATTTCTGTAATAACTCGGTTTCGGTCTTACAATAAACATATTTTACGTCGTTAGATTTTGGTTTATATTTGTTAATACCCCATGTAAAGTACATTTTTTCTACAGTATCGTAAACTGTAATTACGTTAATAGGATGGCTTGCTTCATCTGGTTTTGGAAACTCATCAGGGGAATATGTTTCAATATCAAAGAACCAAATTTTTAGCGGAAATTTACTAAAATTATCATTTTCATGAACCTCCCAAAACCTGTCAACTAAAAATTGTTGATACGGGGAAATATTCTCATAAATTTTATGATCACTAAGATCTTCAATTTTTCTTCTTCTATCTAATTCACTATTAGAATTGATTCTGCGTAATTTTGTACCATATAATGATATTGCATCATGACGATTTGAATTTGTTTCACAATAGAAATATGGCTGATACGGGCAATCAGTTTCAATTCTGTTTCCGTCTTCATCCCATGTGTAAAGCCGCATTACACGCTGGTTTGGTATGTATGCTAAATTTCTATACACGCGCTTAGTATAATGAAAATTAAGAAAAAAATCAACTGATTTCGTTTTTTAGATTAATTAATTTTCGGCGTTTATCTCCATATGGGAATGAGTAAAGCTCAGTATAAAAATCAATATTATCTTCCATCCATCTATTGTTCATATATCCACGAGCTCTCTTAACTTCTTTTATATATTTCTTATAATCCTTAGTTAAATATTCTATTTTATTCACCAAATCATCTCCAGTTTTAAATTTATGAAATGCGGAATCATATGTACATAAATCCTGACAAATGCACGGAATTCCAAAGGCACAAGATTCAATAAATTTTAAATTACTCTTAGCTTTATTAAAATTACTATCTTCTAACGGTGCATAAAAAATAGTCGGATTAAATTTAGTAATATATTCTGGATAATCGACAAGACTTGTCCATGTCCAATATTCGATTTTTTTTGTCTGAACTAAATCTCTAAGAGATAGAGGGAATCCTCCTACAAAAACCCATGTAAATTTATCTACAGTTTTTCTTATTGTATCAATAATGTGATGGAAATCATCTCGTTGTCCGACTTTGTTATCAACGTCAAAATGCGCACCACTTCCGCAATAAACAATACGAGGCTTACTTTTATATTTTTGATAATTTTCGCGTATAGTATTAAAATTAAAAAATCGGTCCATCCAAAATTTAGGAATAAAATTAGGTATTATTGTAACGTTTTTATTACCAGTTTTCTCAATATAATATTCTTTCATGAATTTATTTGTAACAGTAATTTCGTCACACATTTGCATAATTTCCATACTTGTTTTTCTGATGTTTGGATCATCAAAAGCAAATTTAAATTTATTATAATCAGGAATATCTTCTTTAAAAATTATATCGTCAATTTCATATATAATTTTAAAGTTAAGTTCTTTGGATAATTCTTTTAACCATTTTATATAACTAAATTGAGCGTCTGTAGCTTGTCTCTGTATGCGAACTGTGTTGACCCCTCTATAAAAGTTTTTATCTCCTATCATTACAGTACCGCCTTGTACATTTACCTTGTTACCATAACAATTAAGTAGTAATTCAGGCCATATCATCCTCCAATGACCACACCCAGAATAATCAGCATAAAAATTTAAACCACGCGGTAAATCTGGCGCCTTATGACCAATCTCGCTCGTCGCTATTTGAGGCGGAGTAGGTAGAGCATTTACAAGAGGGTTACTTATTGACACCGGTGAAAACGGTAATCGGTTTGTTGTATACTGAAACGGTGTAATCATTATAAAAATTTATATTAAATTATTAGATAAGTCCACTCTATTAGTGATACTATTCTTTTTTTCTAGAACTATAACTTCACCAGTTGCTGCTTTTACTGATTCCTTTCTATGTGAAATAATATATATACTTTCCTTATGTTGCTCGACTCGCTCTTTAATTATATTCAATATTAACTCTACTCCCTTTTCATCTAAAGAAGTATCTAGTAGTTCATCAAATATTACCAAATTATACGCTATATCTCCCTGGAGCCTCCTCATATCCATAAATGTAAATAACATAGCGAGGTCTATACTTTTTCTCTCAGCACCAGAAAAGTTAAAATAAGAACATTCTTGATTTTTTTCATTTACTATTTCTTCTTCAAAATATTCATTAAACCTACAAATACAGTTAGCATCCATTTTTTGTAAATAATAAAGCAATTGATTATTTAGTACATCTAAAATCTTTTTTACTATAAAGGATTTAACGCCTTCTTCTGATAAAATATATTTTACTATTTCTAATATTTCTAAATCTGAATATATATTATTTGACAATTCCTCTAATTCATTGACTTCTTTTATTTTCGTTTTTATTTTAAAGTCTAAATCTGTTATTTCTATATTGGTTTCTTTTTTTTGCACTTCACATAGTTCTTTTTTATTTTTTTTAAGATCTTTTGTAAGGGTGCTAATATATGTTATTGTTAATTTATTATTATTGTGTACGGTTTTAATATTAGAAATATATTCATTAAGTTGACCTTCTGCTAATAAATTGATATTTCTTAAATCTAAAATACTTTTTTGCTGGTGATTAATACTTTCAATATCTTGATCACAGTTATTAATATCTTTTTTAATTTTATTTTTTTCTTTTTTAATATGTGTTCTATCATTATTAGTAATTTGATGTAGGCATGTAGGACAAACATTTTCATCAGTGCCAATATCAATAAGCTGTTTATTATAGAACTTTACTTCTGTTTGATGTTGAGTGATTTTAGTAGAATTAGAATCTAATTGTTTCTGTATTTCATTTAATTTAATTTTAATATGTTGTAGTTTATTTTTACTTTTACTGTACAGATCCTTATTTATATCTTTTATTTTTTGTTTATTTCTTGTTATATCGTCATTGATAATTTCAATTCGCTCTTTAATTTTATTTTTCTGTTCAGTAATATTACTTATAATTTTATTTTTTTGTTCTTCAAGAAGTTTATAGATATTACTTGCATGGTCAAAATCTTTCGTAATATGTTCGTATTTTTTCTGGACATCGTTATATTCTGATCTAGCTTTTAAAAGCATATCAGAGAATATTTCTAAATTTAAAATACCCTCGATGAACTTTCTTTTTTCTACTTTCTTTTGTGCCATGAACGGTAAAGTAGAATTAAGAGACATTATTACACAGTTCTGAAAGACTTCTGGAGAGCTGTTAAGTATTAATTTTATTTTTTTATTTGTATTAGGAATAGTACTCTCAGTAACATCAATATCATCAATAAATAAATAACACTTTGTTGGTTTTAGTTTACGTACTATTCTATAGTTTTTAATTTTATTATTTTCATTTATTGAAAATTGTAAATCAACATATGTATTTTTTTTATTTATATAATTTACGATGAACTCTTTTGATAATTCCCTTATTGTTTCTCCGAATATAGCAAAATGTATAGCATCAGCTATTGTAGATTTACCGACACCATTTCTTCTATCTTCTTTATCTCTGTTTATACCAGTAATAATATTTAAACCGGTTCGAAAATTAATTTCAATCGGTTCATTTCCGATAGAGAGAAAATTACAAATTTTTACACATTTAAAATTTACGTATTTCATGTAAACTGATTATATAAGCTTACTGTTTTCATTATTACCTTTTCTTTATTATCTATATCTAAAGATTCAACGTATTCTATAATACATTGCTTTATGTTTAAATCGCCAAGTTCATTTGTTAGCTGAATATTGTCTCCTATATTAAATTTATTTAAATAATCCGTCGTTAAGGAGAACGGAGATTCAAAATTTATTGATGCGATTATTTTATCAAGCAAATTCGTTTTAATATCCTTATCTATAACGATTTTTATAGCGAGATTCGACCATCCTTTATGTTTCGCTATGTCTTTTAGCTTTTGAAGTTCGCTTAAATTAACTTTTACATGCATTGGAGATACATTATTTTCAATAAATTCATATTTTATATTTTTACCACTAAAATCCAATATATAATATCCTTTTTGATCTCCGATATCGTGAAAATCCATTTGAAACGGGTTGCCTGCATAAACTATTTCTCCGTTTGAATATTTTCGTCGTTGTCTTTTGTGAAAATGCCCCGAAAAAATAAGCTTAGACTTTAAAAGTAGGTCGCAAGACTCGAATCCGAACTCACAAATCTTAAAACTATTAAAATTAAAATTTTGAACTTCAAAATGTCCTATTAATAGGTCACAAGTTGGTATATTTTTAACAGGTGTTCCCCATGGACAAAAGCCAACCTCTTTATTATAGATTGTCTGTATGGTAGGTTTATCGATAATTGTAATATTTTTTCTGTTGTTTAATATTGACAACGAATGTACAGTAGAGTTATCTTTATAATAAGCATCATGATTACCAGGAATCATGGTTATTTCAAAATCTTTAAATAAGTCTAATAAGTTATTTGCAAAATGAAGAGATTTTACGTTTATTTCGTCTCGATAGTGAAAAAAGTCTCCCCCAAAAATTAATTCTGTAATTTTTTGTGATTTTAATTGGCTCGTAAACCACTTGCCCCATGAAAGAGTAACATCGTGCCATTTTTCACTATTTTGATGTATACCTATATGTAGATCGGAAAAAAATCCGATTCTTTTGCTATTTAAAGACATTTATGTATATAATTCTTGGTCGTAGTCCTTATTAGGAGCCTTATTAGAAGCATCTTCCTGACTTACTAGTTCTCCATAAACTTGTTGTTGATAGTCGGTAATTGTTTGTCGATATTTTTTTTCTTTTTTTATTCTATTAATAAATGCATGATAGGCAATTGTCGTAAAATAAGAAAATGGGTTTGAAGGAGAGTCAATTCTAAATTTTTTATTCTTTACGGCCGCAACCATTTTTACTACTGCGTCGCCAATCATGTCATCTTTATAGCTATAATTTATAAAGTTCGGCGAATAGCTTAATCCAACTGCAATTTTATAAACTGATGTAGCTAGATCATCTATTAAATCGTCTGTTACATAATAGTCTTTTAAGTGTTGTAAAAAATCCTTTGGATTAACGTAGTAAGTTTTTTTATTAGGTTTTTTTGATTTTTTTATTATTCTGGGCTTCATTGTATTGTGTAAAATTATAATTTATATGCTCGCTGTCATATAATGCTAAGCGTTGTTCTATATGGCGGCGACCATATCGTAAATTATCAGCGATATCAAAGATTATAAGTTCTTTTTTATCAATATGCAACCGCAACCCGCGGCCTATACTTTGTATTATTTTGATTTTTGCCTTACCACCGCTAGCAAATACTATATAATGTAAATTTTTTATATTAATGCCTGTAGAGAATATTTTTGATATAGCGACAACTACTATGTTACTTTGTTCTTCCATCAGGGCTTGTATTTTCTTACGTTCATCTACGTCTACTTCTCCCCTAATAAAATATATTTGTTTAGTCTTACAGGAATTCTGTAATGTATTCATTAATATTTCACCATGCTCTATATATTCAATTAATATTAATACGTTGTTATCTAGCTTATTTGAAAGCTTTGCTAATAAATTATTTCTAAAGCAATTTTTACGTATAAATTCATTTTCTTGTAAATAATAAGCGTTAGAATTATTACCGTGATATATTTCTGCCGAAGATGTATCGTAATTTAATTCTAAGACATGAACCTTAG